CTACAGCACTTAAAAGATGGTAGAAGATTAACACAAAAAGAAGCTATTAACGAATATGGTGCCTATAGATTATCAAGCATTATATACTCCCTAAAAAAACAAGGTTACAAAATAGAGTCTAAACAATTAGATGTGCCTACTAGGTATAAAAAAACAGATGGGACTACTAAAAATGCAAATATTGTTGAATATAAAATGAGTAAAGATGACGAAACAAGCTTTGATTTTAGGCTAAATGCTTTTATTGAAAAACACATACGATAAGTCTATAAACATTAACTAAGAATAAAATAACACTTATGGGAAGAATGAAAGAAGAATTTATGCAAATGCAAGCGCAGGTGCAATCACAAGAAATTAACACACTAATCGATATTGCAGAACAATATCACAATAATAACCAAAGTAATTTAAAAATGAAAAAAGTAAAAAAATCAGAAGAAGCAGTAGAAGTGAAAGAAACCAAAGAGGAAACTTTAAAAAGATTATTCCTAGCTAATGGTTTAGTTAAAGAAGATGTTTACAAAGACAAGCGAGGATTTGTGATCATCACAAGAACAGGAATAGATAAGATTGTAGCCAAACAAAACATACAAGTTGCTTATGAGCCTGTAACAATGACTCAAGAGTGGGTTGTGTTAAGAGCTACTGCAAGTATGAGAATAGGTAACGGAGAACATGATGTAAGAAATGTAATGACTTTTGGAGAAGCCTCAGATGCTAATTTAATGGGTGGAGGTAAAAAGTTCCCTGTTGCTATGGCTGAAAAGAGAGCTATGAGTAGAGCAGTATTAAAGATTGCAGGATTCTATGAGCAAGGAGTGTTTGGTCAAGACGAGATAACTGACTAATGAGTGATTGGATGGATGAGGTTCTTGATGGTAAAGCATTAGAAGCAGAGATGTGGAAGATAGGATACATTGAGAACCTCTTACACCGAACAGCAATAAGTTCTACTGAGCAAGAACGCATCTTAAACTCTTTGAACGAACTAACAGATATAGATGCAGACGAAATTATTATAAAAATAAAAGAATATGAAATTAAAACCGACCCAAGAGAACAGTATAAACAAATGCAAAGAAACGGAATGTTTGATGATAAGTGTATATAAGAATCACAGCAAAGCGTTCTTTTATACTATATGGAATGGAGATAACTTTTTAGGAGAAGTAGTTGAAGATGATATTATGAAACTGCTAGGTAGTGAGGTTAAGAAATTCTATTCTGAAAACAAGGTAAATTTTTTAGTACCTACAAACCTAATTAAAAACTTAGTTCGCAAACCAAAATATTATTAATATGAAAAATGATTATGAGAAGGTAAGAACTTCAAGAAATGAACTTGAAGCAATCTTAAGAATACGAGGAATTTCCAAGCAAAGATTTGGAAGAATATTAAACATTAAAGGATCAACTATTGAGAAGTATTTAGACAATCCATATTTCCTTAGATATTATCAAATGCAAAGACTTGCACAATTTCTAAATATAGATGTTAAAGATGTGATAGATATTATAGAGGTTGATTTAAAAGATGATATTATTGTCGTGGAAGGAGAGGAAAAATTTCACGCAGTAGAATCATTAAACAAGCAAAAAACTAATGAATAGATATAAGCTAGAGTTTACGACAGAAAGAGACGAGAAGATTATAAAAGAGATATGTTCTAGGTATAATGTGAAATGGTCATCTATACTGTCAAAGAACAGAATAAGATGTGTGATAGACGCTAGAAGGCTTTATTGTGGAATATTAAGAAATGTGTTTGGATTAACATTTCAATCAATAGGAACGATACTTAATAAAAACCACGCAACAATAGTTCATAATCTTAAAATGCACGACAACTTTATAAGCGTTTTAAAATCTTATAAAAAAAATTATGAAGAAATAGAGTCTATGTTTTATTTGAGTGAAAATTATTATGAACACGAACTCTTATCAGTTGAAAGAAAAATGGATTTATTAGCCGCAAGGCTTAACAGTTTAATAGAAAAGAAAAACGAGTATAAATTAAAAATTAAAAAACAAAAAAATGGCAGAAAAAAATTATGTAGCAAGTAGTATTAAAAAAGTAACTACGCAATATGGAGAATTATTTAACGCAAGTTTTAAAGTAGAGGATTTGCAGAAAATCTCAAAAAGAGGATGGGTAAATATTACAATAGCAGAAAGAAGAGAAGCTTCTGAAAAGGGTGCAACACACTATGCTTATGAGAATACTTATGAACCACCAAAAGAGGTAACATCAGATAAGGTTAAAAAAGATGACGACTTACCTTTCTAAATTATTTAAAAAAAGATGTTAAATAATTTGGTTAATCCAAATAATTGTCGTATCTTTGTATAGAATTTAAGGGGGAGTATTCCCCCTTGTATTCAACTAACTAACTAACTAACTAAAAGAAAACGCTAATGACAAACAAAGAATTACTTATTGATTTATTATCAGTTCAAACCACAAGTGGTAATGAGTTCAATATGATAGCACATATATTTAACTTTTGCAGAGAGAATGTGCCTGAAGCAGATGTAAAAGTAAAAGACAATAATATTTATATAACAAAGGGAGAGTCAGATGTATACCCTTGTGTAGTGGCTCATACAGATACAGTACACGATATACACGATTACTTTAAGGTGTTTGATGATGATGGTTGTTTATTCGCATTTAATGCAGAAACAGGCAAGCAGGTAGGCGTGGGTGGAGATGATAAGGTAGGTATATGGTTGGCATTAGAAATGCTGATGAAGTTTGATAAAATCAAATGTGCTTTCTTTCATTCAGAAGAAATAGGATGCGTGGGTAGTAGAGCAGCAGATATGGATTGGTTTAAAGATGTAGGGTATTGTTTGCAGGGAGATAGAAGGGGTAATAAAGACTTTGTAAACAGCATATCAGGAAAGCTGTTCAGCAAGAGGTTTAGTAAGACTATTGCACCTATACTATTACATCATGGATATGCGGAAACATCAGGAGCAATTACAGATGTAGGGCAGCTAGCAGAGAATGGTATTGGCGTGTGTGTAGCAAATATGAGTTGCGGTTATTATGCTCCGCATTCAGACGAAGAAGTTGTAGAGTTTCAGCACGCTGATAACTGTCGCCAAATGGTAGAGAAGCTTATATCTGAATTAGGTTGTAACAAGTTTGAGTATAAGTTTGCTCATAGTTATAGTAACTATAATTACAACAGTAAGTGGGGAGATTGGAGTGGAGCAGATGACAGTTTTTGGTACGGAGATGACGTTGAGGTTATAGATGACAGCGAGGGGAATCAGTCTTGTTATTATTGTGGCTGCAAAGAATTAAAAGAAAGTTCTTTTAAAGGTTACAAGTTTTGTCCTGATTGTAATAGCGACATACTATCTGCAGAGGATTATGAGGAAAAGGCGTGGGATGATTCTTTTGTAGATGAGTCCAACTATGATGATATATCAGATAGTTATGATGGATCAATAAAGCACAAGCAAATAGTAAACCAATATTTAATTGATTATAATAAAAATAAATAGATATGGCAAAGAGATTTACAGACACAGACAAATGGAAAAAGGGGTTTATAAGAAACCTACCTGCAAAATTTAAACTATTATGGTTATACATATTAGATGATTGTAACCACGCAGGAATATGGGACACAGACTTTGAGGTTGCTTCAATTAGAATAGGAAGTAAAATAAGCGAGAAAGAAGCAATTATAGTTTTCGCAGAGCAGATAAAGATATTTGATAAGGGTAATAAATGGTTTATACCAAAGTTTATTGATTTCCAATATGGAACGCTTAACGAAAACTCAAGACCTCATCAGGCGGTAATTAAACTGCTAGACAAATATGATGTGTATAACATAGAGGGTATCAGTCCTGTTGATGTGGCAGGTATACCGAATGAGATTAAAGAACCTATTATAAAGCGATTTAAAGAACCTACTGTAGATGAGGTAGATGCTTATTGTACTGAAAGAAATAATAAGGTAGATAGCCTTAAGTTCCACAACTTTTACTCTAGCAATGGGTGGAAGGTAGGTAAAAACAAGATGAAAGATTGGAGAGCTTGTGTGAGGACTTGGGAATCTAACACTCCTAAAGATAAGACAGGCAGGAAGCAATTAGCTAATAAAGATTATAATAAATTTTAATATGAGAACACTAGAAGAAACATTAAAGAACGCTACGCACATAAAGGTGCGAGATTATCAGAGGTATAGTTTTGGCAGCATTGACGAATGTACCATATTATTTATTAAGGCGTTTAAGTTGGTAGATAAAACAGCAGAGTACGAGCATCTTGATGAGTATAATCACATAATAAGTTGGTTGTCAGACACTAAGGGGAAGGGATTATTTTTAATAGGAAACTGCGGTAGAGGTAAGTCAGTTATACTTACGGCAGTTCTTCCATTAATCTTTAACGCTAAGAAAGGAAAGATACTTAAGCCAATAGCAGCTAGAAATCTACATAAGGTTACAGAGCACCCTAGTCCATTCATTATTATAGATGACATAGGTACTGAGGAAATAGTAAACGACTATGGAACTAAGATAGATGCAGTAGAAAATGCTATCTTTGAGGCAGAAGATGATTTAAAGTTACTATTATTAACATCTAATTTAGATGCGAACTCTATTAAAGAAAGATATGGAGAAAGGATATATGACAGGATAAAGAGGCTGTGCAAGGTGGTGTTTTTCAGGGGAGAAAGTTTAAGAAAATGAAGATACTAACAGCGATATGGTTAATAATTATTTTAATATGTGTATTAGAAGCCATTTTTTGTACTAAATTTGTAGACAATGATATTGAGTAAAAGATATTTTTTATCTTTAACCACTAAAGAAAAGTTAAAACTGCTTGATGATTTATTGAAGAGTGATTTTCATTCTTATATGATTCTAGCAAAGCTTTATTTAGACTCCCCTTTAAGTAATGGGGGTGTTGAAACAGAGGTAATAGATAGAGAGTTTAAGAGAAGTTTAAGAAGGAAGCATTATATAGATAAAAAAACAAAAAAACAAAATGGCTGAAAGTATTATAGTAATTTTAAGTGTATGGATGTTAGGGTATATTGTCCTATCT